GCCGGTCGTGCTTCCGGTTGTCGTGCCGGTCGTGACGGTTGTCGTGTCGATCGTGACGGTTATGATCACGATCGTGTCGGTTGTGATCACGGTCGCGATTCCGGTCGTCGTGCCGGTCCCGCACGCACCGGTGGTCGTCCCGGTCCCAGTGCCAGCCGTCCCGCCGCTCGCACCGGTCCCGGTCGGACTGCCGGTCGTGATCGGATCGACCGGTGGTGAAGTGCCCGGTCGTGGCGACGGGGGAGGCGTTGGCCACCGGTGCCCCGGTGAGCATCACCCCCGACACCACCGGCGCCAGTAGCGCCATCATGATCGTGCGTCGCATTGCGTAGCTCTCCGCTCAGTTGCTCGGAGTCGTCGAGCCCGTAGCCCCCGACGTCGAACCCCCCGACTCCGAGGTGGATCCGGCCGGGTCGGACGTCCCGGCCGGAGTCGTTGACGTCCCGCTGTCATCCGCACCCGACGAGGTGTGCTCGGCGGATCCGGGCTGCGCGGACGTGGCGGTAGGCGTGGCCGCGCCGGGCGACGCCGAGGACTCCGTGGGGGAAGCGGGCGGTTCGGAGGACCCCGGCGCCGCCGTGGTCGTGGGTGACTCGCCGCCCTCGGCGCCCGAGTCGTCGATCAACGTCGCCGCGACCACCGCGGGAGACGGGGCACCGGTCGGACCGGGATAGGGCGGGGTGCCGGACACCGGGAACGCCGGGTCCACCTCCTCGCCCGGGGCCACCTGCGGGGCCCCCATCGTGTGCCAGGGCGCGTCCGAGTCCTGCGCGATGGTCTGCGGCCCGGTGCGCTTGGCCGCGTTCCAGGACTGGAGCGCGGTGGCCACCTGCTCGGACGACGGGTCGCCCGGGACCGGGCCACCCGCCGGACCAGCCGGAACGAACGCCTGTTGGCTCGGCGCGACGGTCGGGACCGGAATACCCGTCTCGGTCGGCGTAGCGGTCGGCTCGGCGCTCGCGGTGCCGGGCGTACCGGTGCCCGCCTCGCTCGCGGTGGTCGTAGCGGTCGGCTCGCTCGCGGTGGTCGGCGTGCTGGTGGTGGTGCTCTCGGTGTCAGCCATGATCAATTCTCTTTCCCGGCTCAGGCAGCCGTGATCTGCGTACGCCGAACAGAGACCGCGGCCTGCCGCACAATGACCGCCGAATAGGCCCAGACCCCGAGTTTCACGCTTTCCGGTCCAGCCACTTCCTCATAGCGGAATCGGAGCATGTTGCCCTCGAACAGAATCGTGTCGGCCGAGCGGAGGACGATGATGGACTCCGGATAACCGGCCGGGGCACCCGCGCCGATACCGATTCCGAGGCCATCGGTGACGCCCACCGCAAGCCCGCCGATCGTGCCCGGCACCTGCACCGAACCACGGCCCGAGATGTTCACCATCTCGCCCTCGGCCGGGTACAGCCGCCGCCCACTGGTGTCGCGGAATTTCATGAACCGGCCCCACCGGGAGGTGCGCATGAGGACCACGTCAGCGGGCAGCTTGCGCCCGTTCCAGACCGCGATCGCACAGTCCGTGATCGCATCCTCGGCCGGGTTGGCGGGCGGGGTACCCGCGAACGCCGCCTCAGTCGCCATCGGGGAGACCGCGGTCCCGGCCGCGGTGACCAGGGCCGCCGTCACCGAGTCCTCGATCTTGCGGTTGTAGACGCTCAGCATGTCGCCATAGATCAGGTTGTCGGCCGCCGGATTGGTCATGTCGATCATCTGGCGGGAGACGACCTGGATGCCGCTGATCGGCTTGGGAGTGACCACGTCCACCGTGGTCGCGAACGCGTCCGTCTCGGACGGGTGGGTGTTCTCCGTGGCCTGCTGGGCCAGTACCGCATCGGTGCCCATCGTCTGACGCTGCAACGTCATCGGGGCCGGGTTGGTGATCTCGATGCGGCGCACCAGTTCGGCGGCCACCCGACCCTGTCGGGCCAATGCTTCGTACTCCTCGATCAACCACCGGGGCGGGACGATGCCCGCACCGGAGACGGTCGTCGACAGCGCCCGGTTGTGTTCCTGGAGACGTGTCTGCGCGTCCCCGTCGCCCTCCCGGGCCCGGACCAGGTCAGCGAAGAAACTGTTTTCGCCACCCTCGGCCACGCTGCGGTAGTGCCCCGGGTCGCGGTCCTGAGTGGACGCGTTGCCGGTGCCGCCGGTGCCCGAGGTGTCGTGCTCGCCCCGCTCGTTCTCGCCGGTGCCCGCGTTCTCGGTACCCGCCTGGCCGCCGATCTCGGCGTATCCGGCAGCCACCCGGGCGGCCCGTACCTCGTCCTCGACGAGTTGCTCGATCTCGACCGCGAGCGCCTCGGCGCGCGTCCGGTCCGCCTCGACCGCGGCCAGTTCGGCCTCGGTCAGGTCCCGCCCGGTGCCGTTCTCGGCACCCGCGGCGGCATCGATGACGCCGCGGGTGCGTTCGTGGATCGTCGTGAACTCCTCACGACGACGGGTGAGCACGGCGGAACCACCGGGGGCGCGTCGGTGCAACGTGAGCGCGGTGGCCAGCAGGAACAGGCGAACGAACATGACGGCTCCCGGTCAGGGCATGGGATGAGGGGACCGGGGTGCCGAGTCGTATCGCGACCGGGGGTGCTGATCGGCTCAATCAGAGGCGGTCAGGACGCCGGGTGAGCGATCACCGGGGAACCGGGAATCGGGGCGAGGCTAGCGCCATTGACAGCGCAATGTCACGCGGCAGGGTCCGGGGCGACCGGATGACCGGGGCAACGGCGGTAGGACAGCCGCTCCGACCAGGGCTGTTCGCAGACGTAGCAACCGACCTCGATGGTGGACAGATTCTCCCGATCGAGGTGGATCTGATCGGTGGCCTGCCCGCGCAGCGTCTCGGGCTGGACCCGGAAACAGGCCACCGCGATCCACACGTGCTCATCGCGTTCCGGGGTCAACAGATCCTCGCGGGACCGCGGGCGCGCTTCGTAGTAGACGCTCATCGGGGGATCCTCACAGCACGGCCTCACCCTCGGTCCGCTCGACCCGCTCCCGCGCCACCGGCGCCAGCAGTCGGACCACTCCCGCGGCCAGCGCGGCACCGAGCAACGGGGCCACGATGAACAGCCACAACTGTGACAGGGCGGGCCAGTAGAACACCGCCGGACCGATCGACCGGGCCGGGTTGACACCGGTTCCGGTCAGCGGGATACCGACCAGATGGATCACGGTGAGGACGAGTCCGATGGCCAGCCCGGCATGTCCCGGCGAGGGGTGGGCGGCCCGGGTGGTGAGCAGGACCACCAGCACCAACAGCGCGGTGCCGAGGGTCTCGAAAATGAACGCGCCGATCCCGTTCACGCTGACGCCCCATGAGTTGGTGCCGAGCGTGCCGGTGTTGTCGGTGACCCCGCCGACCGTGGTCATCACCTTCAGCAGGCCACCGGCCGCGATGGCCCCGACCACCTGCGCGATCATGTACGCCCCGGCCTCGGCCCCGCTGATCCCGCGGCCCGCCAGCACGCCGAGGGTCACCGCCGGATTCACGTGCGCGCCGCTGATCGGGCCAATGCCGTAGGCCAGCGCCAGCAACAGGAGCCCGAACGCCAGCGCCACCCCGACCGGGAAGATCTCTTTGATCCCGAACACCGCCGAGCCGACCGCGTAGAAAACGAGGATGAACGTGCCGATCCCCTCGGCCGCCACCCGCCGCCCACGGCCCGCCGCGGTGGTCATCGGACGCTCACCCCGTGCGGGGTGACCATCGGCCACCCGGCCATGATCGTCCGGGCCCGGGACAGCCGGGCCGTGCCGCCGTCCTCGTCCCGGGTGCCGGTCACCGCCGCCGCGTCCGCGTAGGCCCCGCGCAGCACCAGGGCCACCTCGAACAGATCGAACCGGGTACGGCTCACGGTGCCGTCCGGCAGCCGCCGCTCCCAGCCGGGCGCGCTGCGGAACCCGATCGACAGCTCCCGGTAGACCTGATCCCGGACCAGTTCCAGCGTCTCGTCGCCGAGCGACGTCGAGGACACCCGCCAGGCCCCCCAGAGGCCCGCTGCGTCGTCCCGTAGCTCGACGGTGCGCCCGATGGGCGACCCGCCCTGGCGGACGTGCTCACGGGCGAAGTGGACCCGGTACGCGGGCAGTCCGCCGGGCGCCTGACCGCGCAGCCCGGCCGAGATCACGTGATCGGCGCTGCCCTGCTCGAACTGCTCGACGAGATGATCGTCGATCCGCTGCGGGTGGTTCCACGGGACCGCGATCCCGGTCACCGTCCGGCCGTCGCTCCCGCCCTGCTCCGCGCTGCGGATCTCCAGCGTCGTCGTCACCGGACGATAGAGGGTCTCCATTGGCATGATCTCACCCGATCCATCCCGCTATTTTAAAGATACCGACACTCAGCCACAGGATCATGATGACTGCGATGATGGCGCAGAAGAACAATGCACCGGCGCGGAGATATGTCTCCACACTGTTCCGCGGTTCACCCAAGGCAAACACCGTCCCCACCACTCCGAGATACAATGCGACGAACAGAGCCG